ACCAATCAACGACTGGCCCGATCCGCTGGACTAAGTAGATGTTCGGCCACAGCCCCTTTTCGTTTCTCACCTTTGCAGAGTCTCCTGTAAATGCACAGGTGACGTTGACGGGAGTTGAGGCTCGTGGCAATGAAGACTTAGGCGGTGCAACCCACGCTGAATACTTTGTCCCATCTGATGTGGACAATCCGAATCTTACGGTAATCGCATATGAAGACAGTACGACTGTATATGCGGACGGTGTTTCTCAAGGTACAATAACTTCTGCTGGTGGTACGCTGACAATTACAGCAGCGAACTACGAGGATAAAATTATATCGGCTAACAAGCCGATTACGTTGCAGAGTGGGGATAACCAAACTGTTGGTGTGCCGACCTCTTGGGCGGGAACTTCGTTTGGTTTCCGTAATACAAGAACGGGTTTTGTATTACAGATACGTGCCTTGTATGGCACAGCGTCCGTAGAGATATTCAAGGACGGAGTATCGACCACAACGCTTAGTGTAGGTAGCACCGCGACTACGACGCAATCTTACGCTGACGATGCTTCTGACCCAGAATACACCGTATTCTCAGACCTTCCGATCCTTGTCTTTAAGACACGCTCTACTAGCTTGTCTGGCGATAGCAGACCAGCGTTTCCTGCTACAACTGATTTTCTTTACGGAACGTCGTCTAATAACGCTGCCTCAATTCGTGTAGATGGATACGGGGAAACAGCGGTTTCTTGGAATCGTTTTGACAGCAACGGCGGGTCCGTTAGTGAAACGATTAGCACCGTAAAGGTCACTGCCTCTTTTGCTAGTGGACAGGACTTCAGCGGCCCTACTAATCGGATTCAAGCAGCAAAAGCTATCGCAGCGTATCAGATAGGTGATAGCGACGGTGGCGAAAAAACCAGCTTTATACCGGAGGGCTGTTTTGCCAACGAGTTTCGACTTATCGAAGCGGCAGAGTTTGTTAACTTTGTAGGTGCGCCGGGTACGAATGGCCGCAACATCAAGGTATATAACAGTAGCGGCACACTCGTAGATACCGTACAGCTTGCAACGAGCAACACTGGATCAGACTATCCGACCAAGTTCCAGCTTATCTCAAGCACGACTACGGATAGCAATTTAACTGGCAACGCTAAAGGCTACGCGCTTACCGCCGGTATGCGGTTTGTTTCAGAAGTTCCTGTGGGCGCGGTTGTTGAAGACGATAGCAGCGACAGGGAATCCAACCTTTTCGGTCTTCGGTACTTTGGTGGCTTTGTCAGTGGCGCAGCCACAGTAAGTCTTACTGGTGTCGTAGCAACAGGGGCTATTCAACCTGTAGCTACAACTGGTTTTGAAATTGACATTACTGAGATACTGGCTAGCGTATCTGCTACAGGTTCAGTTGGCACTGTCGAAGCAAAGACGCAAGAGGCACTAGGAAGTGTCAGCGCAACAGGTTCTGTAAATACTGTTACTGTCAATATCCTTGAGGCACTTAACAGTGTATCCGCCACAGGCGCAGTTGGCACATTTACAATTGCAAACACTGCAGGTGCTACAGGCGTAAGTGGTACAACAAATACACCGGCAGTACAGCCTAACGTCACAGAGATACTAGCAAGCGTTAGTGCTACAGGTGCAATTAATCCGGTTGTTATTAATCGCACCGCAGTAATTGGTGGCGTAAGTGCAACAGGTTCTGTAAACACTGTCGAACCTAAAGTTACTGAGATACTTACTGGCGTAAGTGCAACAGGCGCAGTTGGCACATTCACCATAGCCAACACAGTAACTCTGACAGGGGTATCTGCCACAGGCGCAATTGAGAACGTAGCCACTACAGGCTTTGAGATTGACATCTCAGAAGTTCTTGAAAGTGTATCAGCTACAAGTGCTGTAGGAACAGTACAGGTTAATGTAGCAGAAGTTCTGGCATCTGTATCTGCCACTGGTTCTGCTAATGATGTTGGACTAAAAGCTACTTCGACAATAGCTATAGATGGTGTATCGGCTACTGGTTCTGTCAATACACTAGAAGAAAAACCGACAGAGGTACTGGATAGCGTATCCGCTACAATATCGGTAAACTTCGGTCAGGTCAATGTAGCTGCCATTATCAGTGGTGTATCAGCTACAGGTGCAGTAGGCACACTAGAAGAGAAGCCTACTGAGGTACTAGAAAGCGTCAGTGCTACTGGTATTATTGGTAACGTAGGTGTCGGTGCTACTCAGGCACTAACTGGTGTAGCTGCTACTATATCTGTAGGCACGTTCACTATCTCAAACACTGTAACACTGACAGGTGTTGTAGGAACAACAGCAGCAGGTCAGACTACAGAGACTGGTGTTATCTTTGACTTCGGTGCCGTACGTGACCTATACGATAGAGACAGAACAGTATATGTACCACGCAGAAGTACGTCACAAGAACGTGAAGCAGAAGTTGCAGTTGTACCCCGTACCGCATATGCAGCAAGGCGTACTACGTCAGCAGATCGAACTGTCGTAGTGGCTGCAGAGAATAGGGTAGTTTATATCCCAAGACGATCAACAAGTGCAGAAAGAACAGCGGAAGCTGCATAGGAGTATACCATGTCATTTAGATGGCCTAACAAAGACCCGGACGAACAGCTTGACTACAGCATGGACTGGTCGCGCTTTCTTGTTGGTGCAACAATCAGTAGCGTCACTTGGTATGTAAACAATGCCAGTGGTGTAAAGACTTCGATTGGTGCAGGAGAAACTGTTAACGGTATTCAGAATGTATCTCAGACAATTAGCAGCGACAGCAAGACCGCTACGATTAATCTGGGTTTGGGTACTAATAACTTAGAGTACACGTTCTTCTGTAACATCGTAGATTCAACGGGCAGTCAGGCAGAGCGTTCTGTAAAACTTAGAGTGAGAGACAAATAATGGCTTACAATTATCTTGGACTTGTCAATCAAATTAACCGTAGATTGAATGAGGTAGAACTAACATCAGCTAACTTTGCTACAGCTACAGGCTTCTACTCACAGGCAAAGGACGCTATCAACTCTTCCATTCGATACATGAACCAGTCTGAGTTTGGCTGGCCATTCAATCATGTCGAGCAAGAGGACGTACTGACAGCCAACACCACACGCTATGGTTTTCCTGATGACGCCAAGCATATTGACTTTAACAGCTTCCGTATCAAAGAAGACTCAGCTATCTCTGCTGAGACACGTAAGATAGGAAATATCTCATACGAAGATTATCTTAACAAGTATATTCGCTATGAGTACGACGAAGATAACGCATCCTCTGCAGTACCTAACTATGTGTTCCGTAGTCCTGCAAATGAGTATGGCATGGTGCCGCCGCCAGATAAAGCATATACACTTGTCTACGAATACTACCGCCTTCCAGTTGACCTTGAAAGCTACGACGATGTGCCATCTATTCCAGAAAGGTTTGCGCACATTATCGTAGACGGCGGTATGTATTATGCCTATCTGTTTAGAGGCAACTCGCAAGACAGCTTGATTTCAAAGGAAAAATTTGAAGAAGGTATCAAGAATATGCGTAGCCTTCTTATCAATCGGTATGACTATGTTCGTTCTACTTTTATTCCAAGCAGCGTATCCAGCGGCAGATTAGGTTCAGCAACAGCTACACCCGGCGCGGCGTTCGATTAATTGCTTGACAAATAAAATTTTTTGTATATAACTATATAGGAAAGACTTACAGATGGCGGACGCATGGCAAACATATCCGATTGAGTTTCGTGGTGGACTGATCACGAATCTGAGTCCGCTTCAGCAGGGTTTGAATGCACCCGGAACTGCTACCGTACTGTTAAACTTTGAGCCTTCTGTTGAAGGTGGCTATCGTAGAATACTTGGATTTCAAAAGTTTGATAGCACAACACTGTCCAATACAGGATTTGTTCGTGGGTTATTCAGATACGATAATCAGGTATACGCAGTAAGAGGGGATGGTCTGTTTCGTTCAACTGGTTCTGGTTGGACTGAGATTACAGACAATGCTACATTCAGTAGTTCTGGCATTACGATTGGTGGCTCTGGTAAAGTAAGATTTGCAGCATACGACTTTGACGGTACAGATAAGTTTATGCTCGTGGATGAAACAGGCAAACCGTTTACATTTGACAATTCGACATTTAAGCAGCTTACAGCTTTGTCGGCAGATTTTACTGGTTGTTCGCATGTAACCATTTTCAAGAACCACATCTTTCTTGCCAACGGTAACAACTTACTGTTCTCTGCACCGTATCAAGATGAAGACTTTTCTGTAGCAAACGGCGGCGGGATTATTAATGTAGGTGATTTGATTACAGATATCATCGTATTCCGTGATCAACTTATCATCTTCACACAGACTAAGATCAAACGACTGGCTGGGAATAGTGTATCAGACTTCCAGCTTATTACTGTATCAGAAGACTTGGGTGCAGTTGAGTTTGATACGGCACAAGAGATTGGCGGCGACGTAATGTTTCTTGGGCCAGATGGTCTGAGAC